GCTTTAGCTGCTGCTAATACTTCTTCTGGTTTTAAACCTGCTGCAGTAGCTTGATCTGCAATATCTTGTTGATACTTTGCTAAATCTTTGTTAGATACTAATCCTGTTAAAAGACTTCCAAATGTTTCGATAAGCGCACCTACAGCAGAAGGTCCTTTTTCTATAACTGTTTTAAAAACTGTACCTTCAGGATTTGCAACAAAATCTAAACCATGTTTTTGAATTGCTTCTGCAACTCCTTGAACAAGTCCTTTTTTTTCAATATCTGTTGAAACTTGTTGATTTATTCCTAACAAAGCTGAATCTGAAGGATCTAATCCTAGTTGCGTTTGAGTAGAAGGTATTATTAAATTAGTTTGCGGTCTACTAGGAGCAGGAGCAGCAGGAGTAATTGTACCAACTGTAGAAGGAGCAGTTACTCTTCCAAGTTTAGGAGCAATGTTTCCTATAGTTCCTCTTAAATCTTTATCAGCAGGATCAAAATCTTGAAATGGTTCAGTTCTTCTAGGTGGAGCAGGTTGCGATACAGGTTGTGGCGCAGGTTGTTGAACAGGTGTAGAAGCTGCAGGTTTTACAGGAGCTTTAGAAGTTCCTTGATGTGCAGGATCACTTCTCCATTGTTCTAGAGCTATTTGATATTCATCATTAGATTCATAATCTCTACGACTAGGTCTTCCTCCATGTGCGTATTTAACTCTACCACCTTTACGATAGTCTTTTCTTTTCTTCTTATATCTTTTCCTTGCCATATTAATTCCTAGTTTGTTTTAACCTCAAAAAGCTTGTCAAGTTTTGCTTCAAGTTTATTTAACATACGAATAACACGATCCGTATTGTTTTCCATTTCGTCTTTAGTAACATAGTTCTTAGCGACTTCTTCTCTAGTCTTATTTAGAAGTACATCAATTCTTTTAAGCTCTACGAAGTTCTGTCGTATGCTATAGACTATTGGAGCTATAACAATAGTTAAAAGGATATTCCACATTTCCATGTCCATACTATTCGCCTATAGGATATTCTTGGTGTTGACCATCTGAGTTAAGTTCTGTCAAAGTTCTTTGATGTTCGACAAAATCTTTATCTTCCTTTTCCTGCTCTTCTTCCATTAACTATTGTTAGAAATATATGTATTTCCAGTAGTAATAGCTGTAGTGTAAGATGACTTATTATCACTTGCGTCTTTAACATTAGGTGTGTCATCAGTTCCGTCATACGCAAGAATAGCAGTTAGATGATCTACGTTTGCTTTAACTCTAGCATTTGCATCGGCTTGTGTAACTCCAGCAGATGAATCGGATGCTGCAATATGTGTCGATGCTTTACCCTTTGTATTAATATCGTTTATAACAGTTACGCTATCTGTAGCTGCTGTTAAACATTCGCTTACTGTTTGTGCCATTTAATTTTCCTCACTAAGTTTTTTGTCTAATTCTTCGACTTTTGCCGAAAGTTCTTGTACTGCTTTTATTAATGGATGAATAAACATTTCTTGAGATACACCTTGTTGAGTATGTTCTCCAGTAGTTATACAGCTCCATCCACCAAAGTCTGTGATGTTGTTTTTATCTAATGCTTCTTTTACTTCTTGAGCAATTAACCCATACTTTTTTTCTGGATGTTCGTGAGTAGTTTTTTCAGGATCATAATCTGGAAAATTAGGATCAAGTTCTGATTTTGCTTTCCATTTAAAAGTAACTGGTCTTAAATCATTTATAAAGTCCAATCCACAATCTGTATTATCTTGTATTTCTTTTTTGTATCTTTCATCTGATACCCTTGTCCAAGAAGCGTTAGATGTAAATTGATTGTAAACTCTGTCGTTACCAGTACCAGTTCCAATAGTTATATAATTTGCGCCAACACCTTGTAAGTTATGTCCTATAATTATTTCTCCAGTTTCGTCAGCATCTAATCCATCACTACCAGCACCTATAATAATATTATTACTACCTGTTGTTTTATTATCTCCCGCTGACGTTCCGATACAAACATTACTACCGCCTGTCGTATTTGCTCCTAGTGCCATATCTCCAACCGCAACATTACTAGCACCAGTTGTATTAGCATCAAGTGATCTAGCACCAATCGCAGTATTGTTAGTTCCTGTAGTATTAACTTTCATTGATTCTTTACCAATTGCTACGTTTGTATCGCCTGTAGTGTTTGCTTGTAAACACCTAAAACCCATAGCTGTGTTATTGGGTGCTGTAGTATTAGCTCCTAGAGCGTTATAGCCTACTGCTGTGTTACTAGAACCTGTGGTGTTCAATGTTAAAGCATAAGTTCCAAATCCTTGATTATTTGCACCTGTAGTGTTTGTTTTTAAAGAATCATATCCAACAGCAGTATTGTTGCTTGCTGTGGTATTTGATGCTAAAGCATCTCTACCAATTCCAGTATTAGCATTTCCAGTCGTGTTTAATATTAGAGCTTCACCACCGACTGCGGTGTTTTCTGTTCCTGTCGTAGTTGCTCCTAAAGCATCTTCTCCAACAGCTACATTATAAGTGCTTGTAGCAGTAGTAACATTAAAAGCATCTAACGCTCTTGTTCCTATTGCTACGTTAGAAAATGAACCTGTGTTAACTTTCAAAGCATCTACACCAACTGCTACATTGTTTCCGCCTGTGGTGTTTGCTCCTAAAGCAGAAGCTCCAAATGCTGTATTGCTAGAAGCGGTTGTGTTTGCGTCTAATGCTGCAAAACCAACTGCTGTGTTATTATCGCCAGATGTTAAAGCTGCAAAAACATCAACACCTAAACCAGTATTATTGTCAGCAGCATCAATAGTTCCTGTAGCATTGTCTCCAAGCATAATTGAAGAAGTACCAAAAGCTTTATAATTTAATGCTGAACCATTAATAGTTAGTGCGTCAGTTTCTAAAGTTCCATCAATATCTGCATCACCTGATACATCCAACGAACCTGCATCTAACTCACCAGTTAAAGTAATGTTTCTAAAACTTCCGATGTCTTTATTACTATCTACAACAACTCCTAAACTTGCAGTTACTGTTCCTGCTGTTACTGCATCTAATACATTAAGTTCTGCAGCAGTTGTTGTTACAGCAGTTCCGCCTATTAATAGTTTATCCTTAACTATATCTACTACAGCTCCGCCTGCTGTCAATAATTTATCTGCACTTTCATCCCACAACAAATATGCTCCTGATGTAGCACCAAAGAATTTAACGTCTACTCCTGTATCATCAACACCAAAAGTAGTTGCTCCGTCTATTTGAACTGCACCATCAATATCTACAGCATCTAAGTTAGTAGTACCATCTATGTCAGCATTACCTGAAATATCTAGAGTTGCACCGTCTAGTTCACCTGTAATAGTTAAGTTCCTAATACCTGTGTAATCTTTGTTAGAGTCTAGTATAACTGCTTTAGAAGCAATAGCTGTACCGACTGCTGTAGAACCTAAGTCTAGTGCGTTTATTTCTCCAACAACTACGGTAGCTCCATCGAGTATATTAAGTTCTTCTGGTGTAGAGCTGATCTGAGTAGTTGATGCAGCCGCTAATACTGGAAGAGTACCTGAGACATTAGGTAAACCTATTGTTCTGTCTCCTGTAGGATCTACTACAGTAAGCGTAGTTTCGTGTGCGTCTGCTGTAGCACCTTCAAAAATAATTGCATTAGAAGCTTCCATTGTAACCGTATCTACAGTTGTTGTTGTTCCTGCAACAGTAAGATTAGGTACTAGCAGTTGTCCTGTGCTTGGGTTATATCGTAAAGCTCCTGTGTCATCTAATAATGCATTTGATTCGTCGTGGAATACAACAGGAAAGTTAGTATTTGCTGTGCTGTCTGTAACTGTAGTTGTAGCAGCTAATGTAGCATTTGCTACTGTAGTTCCTGCAATAACACTTGCTAAAGCTGTACCATTAACTGTAATTGCATCAGCTTCTAAAGTACCGTCTATATCTGCGTCACCACTAATGTCTAATGTAGCTGCATCAAGTTCTCCTGTAAGAGTAATGTTACGGAAACTTCCAATGTCTTTATTAGAATCGACAACTACAGCTTTTGAAGCTGCTACAGTTCCTGCAGTAACTCCATCAATAGTTTCTAGTTCTGCTTCATTTATATCAGCACTTCCAATTACAAAACTCGTACCAGTAATAGCAGTACCTGTAATAGCTGCAGCACTTGCACCACCAATAATAGCACCGTCAACAGTACCTCCATTAATGTCTGCAGTATCTGCAACTAAAGCGTCTGTAGTAACTGTGCCGTCAAAGTAAGCATCTTTAAACTCTGTTGAGCTTGTTCCCAAGTCTATGTCATTATCTGTTGAAGGTACAATAGCTCCGTTAGTAAATGTAACTTGATTGTCTCCTCCTGCTGCAATAGTTATTACATCTGATCCACTAAATGTAATTGAAGTATTAGTATCTCCGTCACCTGCAATACTATCAAGCTGTACTGCACCTACATTACTTAATGCAGCATCTCCAAAGTCTACTGCGCCTGCTACTGTTAATGTTCCTGAAACTTCAACATTAGCGTTTATATCCACTAAAGTAGCATTAAGTTCAATTTCATCTGTAGCATTAATATCTAATACTGTAGCACTTGGAGCATTAATGTACTGTGAAGCATCGTTAAACTGTAAAGCCATTGTGCTGTTAAGAAGCAGTCCTGTATCAGCAACGTGAGTAAGAGATACATCTTGATCATCTCCAAAGTATACAACTGCTCCATCTGCTAGATAAAGATCACTAAACTCTAAAGCATTTGTACCTAAAGCAGCTCCATCTGAAGCATCTGGAACAAAAGCTGTATTAGCTGTAATAGTTGTACCTACAATAGTAGTAGCTGAATTTGCACCTATTGTAGCTCCGTCTACTGTACCACCGTTTATATCTGCTGTATCAGCTACTAGAGCATCGGTAGTAACTGTACCATCAAAGTAAGCATCTTTAAACTCTAAAGAACTTGTACCTAAATCTATATCGTTATCTGTTACAGGTACTATTGCTCCGTCTTGTATTCTTATTTGTTCTACTGCTGCAGAAGATACTTCAACAAAAACACCCCATCTATTATTAGTACTATCAACAACAATTTTATTAAGAAAATCTAAATCACCTATAGTATGTATGTTACCACCTTGTCCAGCAGTACCATCGTGTCTGTGTCCTGTAGATGATGCACTACTTGAAGAGTAACTAAAAGCATTTAAAAGCTGATTGTATTCATTGTTAAAAAGTGCAGCAGTTATAGTATCTCCGTCTGCTATCGAACTTTGTCTGGTATATGTTTGAGCCATAATTTAATTCTCTCTTTGTTGTTATTGTCTTCCCGATGGTCTGTAATTTATGTATAATCCATTTATTGTGTAAGGAGCATTTGTATCGTTACTAAATATTTTAAAGAAATTACTATGTCCACTTCCTGTTAATGTAGCTCTTACTAAAGGTTGTTCTGGCGCACCAAAAGTACTTGTACCAAATACTGCTGATGAGTCTCCAAATATAGAAGGAGTTGCTGATATTATTCCTACATCTGTTGGTTGAAGCCTGTCTGTACTATCATAATCAAACCTAACTCTAAGTGTAGGCTCTACAGATCCTTCTGGAAACACAGAAACTTTAACGTGATCTAAAGTTTTTAAAGTTCCAAAGTCTCCATAATCATAATCAGGTGATTGGTATTCTGCTTCCACATTTGTTTCAGTTCCTGCAGGATTAAAACTATTTCCTGTATCGTGGTTGTAGACATATCCATCTCTGTCTCCGTGATATATTTTTTCTTTTCCTGAATAATTAAATCCAGAAGCTACTGCAGGAGCTTGTATTCCTTGTACTTCTGCCCATTCAAAACCTCTTTGAGTTAAAGTTCCTATAATCCCTCTTGAATTAGTTGTTGAAGCATTTGAAGCACTATAATAAAACCTATATTGAGATTTATCTCTAATAACTACGCTACTGTATTCATAAGTAGTTGCGCTATCAAAAATATCATTTATAATAGGTTGTATAGATTTACTAATAGTTCCTAATTCAACGTCACCTATTCTTGCTGTACCTGCAACAGTTCTAAAACCATCGGGAGCAAGAAATATTAGATCACCTGCAAACTCTTGAATAGTTTTACCATCTACACAACCTACGTTTTTTGTAACTGGTACAATAGCTATCGTACTTGAGTTATTTATATTCTGCAGTTTATATATAGAGTTTTTACAAAATATAAATAATTCATTACGAAAAGATTTTAAACCTACTACTTGATCATCGAGTACAATACTGCCTGATCCTGTAGAAGTAAAATCGTCTATGTCACTTGTGCCACTATAAAATATAGTATTTAAAGCTGTAGCTGCTCCTGCAACCACTAAATGTTTATCGTGGATCACACAATATTTTGGATAATGTGTTCCGCTTACTGTTATTTCTTTTGCAAAAAAAGTTCTATTACTTAAAGAAGAATCTGTTCCTGTCATTTTAAAGTAAAAAGGTTTTACTCCAGAACCTTCATCAGTAATAATAACTTCTCCATATACTGTATTTCCTTCAAAAGTAGCAAAGTGTGCTTTACTTTGTGAAGTTCTTGCAGAAGCACTACGACCTGTAAAGGTGCTGTAGTTGTCTCCTCCACCTGCAACACTTGCTTTATTTATTTGTAACCAACTGTCACCGTCTTGGCTAAAATATATATTTGTTCCTGAACAAGCTATTACTCCGTCTGCGTAAACGTGCATACCTAATATTTCATTAGAGCTATTAGGTCTTGTTCCATCACCTAACTGCGAATAACCGTTAATGCGTCTGTATCCGCCTTTTGTAGAAACTTCAAAGTTTTTTAATCTTGTTGCTTTTCCCGGAGTTTGTAAAAGTTCTATCGAATTACTAGACTTATCTAAACCTCCTTGCAACGCTACTGAAAAAGGTTGTGAAGCTGCCATTAGAAATAAATCCTATCGTCTGTCATACTTTTTGGTTGTGGGTTAATTAAATTAGACTTCATATACTTCATACCTTTTTTATAATCATCTAGTGCAAAAGCTGCTTGTTGTAAGTTTTCTTTAAACTGATGAACATAATAACGTGTTCTAGCTAATATAACAGGTGCATACTGGTCAGGAAGAATAATAGCATCGCCATGTGCTGAAAGAGCAGTTGGTTTAGCATAAGCATAAAAATGAACATTATATACTTTATCTGGTATAGGACTTAATCCAAATTTACGATGATCTGGACTTCTTATAACATAACGAGGTTCTCCATGTACTTGACCGTCTGCATCATCTGAATTTTCTGAATCTCGTAAATATCTTCTCCAATCTGACAAAGATATAAACTTTAAACCTCTTGAAACATAAGGAGCTGATTCACCTGACACACTAATTGTTGTAATATAAAAATCATCCCAATCTATAGAAGCATAATCAGTAGTTATACTAGAGCTTCCTGATTTAAGAGTGTACCATCGAGTTCCTTTTACAGTTGCTACAGTTACGTTACCATAAAAAGGATCTGTTTCTCCACTAGCTGCTGCTGCAAAAAAAGGTAATTGAGGTTCTTGGTTAGCTATATCATTTAATGCTCTATTAATAGACTCTTTAACAAAAGCCTGTATTCCTACTGCATCTGAAAAGTTTGAAGATGTAAGTTGAACTTCGTTAAGCTCTCTTAAAGTCTCATTAGCGAGTGTTAAATATGTTGTAGCCATTATTTACCCTTTTTCTTTTTACCAAATATTTTATCGTAGTTATTAAGATACTTTTGTTTTGCTTCGCCAGAATATGCGCTACCTAACAATCCTAAGACTCTAGTGCTTTTAGGCTTACTAGAGCCATTTAGGATCATAGGATTTTTATCATTTCCTATCTGTGGCATGTCTACTGGTCAGGAGTAGAGCCAAGATGTAGAAACTCAACTAAATAAGTAACAGTTGTAGCTGCTGTAGCAAGGTTATTTGCTAGTGGCTTAAGACGAGCATATAGTGTACGAGCAGAAGCACTATACAAAGTAGAGGCTATAACAATAGCTTCTGAAGTTGCTGGTCCTCCCACTACACCTGCTGTAGTAGCTGTGCTTACAAACTGGTTAGCTGCGTGTCCGTGTGAGTTTTGAATAATATACAAAGGTGCATTTGCTGCCCAAGTTACTGCTGATCCACCATCATCAAGAATAGCTTCTTCATCAATAATTTGACCACCCCCTGCTGCAGTACCTAAATCAAAATCAACATCATCGCCTGAAGCTCCTGCTGTAACAATGTTACCTGCAGGAATGGCAATAAGATTTCTTATGATAGTATCAGCAGGCTGCGTAAATGAAACATCGTAAGTAGCGTCAGCAGTAACTGCAATAGTTCCTGTAGTTGCTGATGTCCAAGAAGTACAAATATTATCACAAAGATCTTGTACGTCTAAAACGCTTGCTGAGTTGCGCCCTGTATCTCTTATTTTAAATACTGGGTTTGACATTTTTTTCTCCTTTATCTTTAAAAGATAAGTTAGTGTTAATAAAATTTTACTCTAAAAAAAGATTGGGAGGTTTTTACACCTCCCGAATCCTATTAGTCGATACCGTAGAAAGCAGAAACTAATGCTTCGCCACGAAGTACTTTTCCTCCATAAACATGGAGTCCTCGTACGATGTCGCCAAAGCTATCAGGATCTCTGATTACTTCAGTACTTGTAATTGTCTGAGCAGTAGCTGTAGAACTCATATGACCTGCAATACATTTGCCAGCAGCATTAGTTGTGCTTGCAATGTTATTTGACTTGTACATACTAAATCCACGCAACTTACCAGAAGTTACTAGACCATTTCTAATTGAACCTTGACCTGCGTTGTAATCAACAGACAAAAGTTTTGAAGATGAACTTGCAAGTACTTCATAAAAGTCAGGTGATGCTAAGAACCATCTTCCTTCTTCTGGTACATTTTGTTCATCAAGAAGACGAGCCATATGTGATAGAACATCAATAGGATCGTGTTCGTTTGCTGCAAAACCTATGTCAAGATTACCAGTTCCGTCAAATGTGCCTGCTGCTAGGTCAGTAGCATTGTCAGAACCAAGAATATGGTTAGGACTGGAAGCAGATACACCTGCGAACATAGTAGCAATTACACCTTCATCATAAGCATCACGAAGAGCATATGCTGCAGATGAACTAGCTACTTCTTTAAAGTTCACGTGAGACATTGAAGTTTCGATGTCATCAACGATGAATTTAAATGCGTTAGCTGTATCAACTACAAGAGTAAGCTCTTGGTCAGTTAATTTAGTTGCTGTAACGTCTGCACCACGTTCGTACTGGTACACAGTGATTTCAGGTTCTTTTATAATCTTTACAGAATCTCCGAAAGCGGCAATCTCACCAGCATAATCTGTGTTGGTGATCGCTTCTACAACCGAAGCCTTTCTAAAGAAGTTAAGAACCTTTTTAGAGTAGACTGCAGGAAGGAAAAACGAATTAGTTTGACCACTTACGGAGTTAGCAAAGTTGGCGTTAGTATCCGTGCTAGGCTCGAAATACTGATCTGATTGGTTATAAGCCATTTTACTTCTCCATTATATCAAATTAAAAGTTATTGTTTTACTACTCTGCCTTCGTGAATTGCTTTTCCGATTTCTTCTTCGTACTTGTCAAATTCAGCAATAGACATTTTAGCAATTTCCTGTTCAGTCCAAATTTTATCCTGCTTTGGTTCAACTGAAGTTGTTTTAGTTGAAACCATATCAGCAGCAGATTTATTGGACTTTTTCTTTTTAGGCTTACTCGCTTCTGAAACTATGCCCATATCACGTTTATATAAGTCTAATGCACGACTTGCAAGATCTCCATCATTAGCGTTATCATATATCCATTTTTGAATAGACTGTGGTTGTTCTTTTGCCCAACCATGAAACTCTTCACTATTGCGAATATCTTCAAAGTCAGGATGATTATCCAACAGTTTACTATGTGCTTCTTTAGCAATTAACTCTGCTTCACGTTCTTGTAATTTAGACAATCGTTCTTCTAAAACTTTTGTTTGTTCTGAACTACGCATGTGTGCTACAGTTTCAACTACTTCATACACATCTGGATATTGTTCTTTAAACTTTTCTAAGTCTTCTTCAGATTTAGGAGCTGTATACTGAGGCATATTTTTAGCTGCCTGTTCTAGTAGTTCCTGTTCTCTAACTTTAAACTCATTAAGTTTAGAATCGTAATGTGTTTTTAAATCATCATATCTTTTTTTGTAATCAGGTTTACTATAAGGTTTATCTTTAGTTTTCTGTTTACTTTGCTTTGGTTCTTCTTCTTGAGCCTCAACTTTAGGTTTAGGTTCTTCAAAAAATGCACCGTCAGCAGATACAAATTGTTTTTCGTCTTGCTTGTGCCAATCCTTATTAGCGTTATAAGGGTTTGCTTCTTTTGCTTGTGTTGCCATATCTTACTCCTACTCAGGGCTTTCTAAACAAAGTGGCTGCTAATGTCGACTTATGCAGGGTTTGTTTTTGTAAAGGTAGCCTTTCGGTTAATGTTGTGATAAAGGGCTTAAATATTAAGGTAGCTCTATCGTTTGTTATCGCAATCGTGGATTTACAGAAAGCATGCTTCTTTTTATTTCTTCTGCGGTTAAATCTTTATCAATAGGTTTACCAAAACGGTCTACCTTTTTTTCGATTTCTCCACCCATTGCAACTCTTTGTCGATTATCACTAGCTTCTTCTGCGTCTTTCATCATGCGTTCTAAATTATCTGCACCGATTTCTTCCGTAGCTTTAGCTGTAATAACAAACTCACCATCCGATAACCTTGCAGGTATCGAATCGGAGACCTCAGTGCCTAAACCTTCAACAGGTCCAGATCCTGAAAATTCTGTAGCTGTGTCCATAATCTTATCAAAGATCATGCTTAATCTATCATCAGCTTGTAGTTTTTCCATTAGATACATTTCTTCTTCGTTATCTAATGATTCATTAATTATAAAATCTAAATGTTGATCTTCCATTTGATTATCTGGAAGCATATCCATTTCTTCTTGTGATTCTTCTGTTTCTTCAGGCATCATCATAGCAGTCATTTGACTATCCATTTCTCCACCTTCAGCAAAATATTTTCTGTTTATAGTATCTTCGTAAGCTTTGCTTCCTTTTTCATCTATTTCTTTTTCTTTTCTCTTTTTTTCAAGTTCAGCTATCATGTCTTCTCTTTTTTTCTTTTTTTCACGAAGTTCTTCAAAAGTATATTCTTCAATATAAGGAATATCTCTTTCAAAATTAGCATCTTTTGCTTCTTGAATTAATTGTTTTCTAAATTCTTCAGCTTCTTTTCGTTGTTCTTTTACTAACTCTTCTCTAGTTGGAACTGATTTTACTTTGTCACCTGCTTGATAACCCATTCGCTTTACAACTTCTGGAGCTTCTTTTCTCAGAGCTTCTATTCCTTTACCGCCCTTTTTATAATTTTTTCGTTTTGAATCTTTTGCAATAATTGGATCAACACTTACCGCTACTCCAACAAGTTTTCCCATTTGATCTTCTGTAGATTTTTTCTTTTTCTTTGCCATTAGTTATTCTCTTTTAAGATTAGTTTAACCTGTTCTGGTAGGTGGAGCAACCGTTCCAGAGAACTGATCCTCCCCTGACTGCGGTACATTTCCAATTCCGATGTTGCCACCGCCAGTACCTGTAACTCCAA